AAGCCGGGCAGTGCCCGCAGAAAACCTCATTCTCTGGTACGCCAATGGCCGCCACCGTTCTGTCCGGCACTTCCGGTGCCCTGTATTACAAACCTGCTGGCACCCTGGGCCAGTTTGCAACGACCGATGTTGATACCTCTGGTGACGACATTACCGTTGCTCCTTACCTGAACTTCAAGGTCGGCGACCCCGTCCAGTTCAGCGTTGTCAACACCACCACCGGCGCAGCCGGTTCCGGCACCCTGCCTGCAGGCTTGTCCACCAGCACCACCTACTACGTCATTGCCTACACCGCAAGCAGCGGCGTGTTGCAAGTGTCTGCAACCAGCGGCGGTTCTGCCGTTGACATCACTGACGTTGGTACGGCAACTGCTCCCAACAAGTTCCAGGTCGAGTACGACGCCTTCACCTCAGTTTCTCAGGTTCGTGAGTGGTCCTTCGAGATCACCCGTGACGAAATCGACGTCACCACGATTGGCAAGACCCCTGGTCAGTATGTGCCGTTCAAAACCTTTATCGCCGGTTTTGCCGACGGTTCAGGCAGCGCAACCGTGTACTTCACCGACACCGACGACTCTCTGGGCAACCGGATGGTCGAAGACGTGATCCAGCGGATCCAAACCGGTTGTAAGTTCAAGCTCTACACCGACCAAGTCTTCACCAGCGGCACCCTGGACGACACCAAGTCCCGGTCTATCGAGTTCGAAGCCAACCTGATCTCTGCAAACCTGGCCATCAACCCTGATGACGCCCAGTCCGTGGAAATCAGCTTCCGCCCCACCACTACCCCGACTTTCGACTTCGCCAAGTCCTGATAGTCTCTTACCGCTTAGTGGCTCAGACCTCGGTTTCCACCGGGGTCTTTTTTATTGCACTACCGCTAAAGTAATTTCATAACTCACAGAACTAATGCCCGCTCCTAAGTCTCTACGCGCAATTGATCGTCTCCGTCAAGCAGCAAATCTCGAGCCCGTAAAGAAGATTGTTGAGCTGAGCGATGGCTCAACTTTTGATATGTACGTAACGCCACTGACGATGGCCGAGCGTGAACGTGCCCAAAAGAACGCCAAATCCGACGACGCCAATGCTTTTGCCCTCCAGCTTCTGCTTGCAAAAGCTTTGGACGAAAACGGTAACAAGCTGTTTAGCCCTGGTGAAATCGACGTCCTCAAGCACGAAGTAAAGGACAAAGACCTGCAATCAATGATGCTGGCTGTCTTGACTGAAGATGCCGACGTCGATATGGACCCAAAATCCTGAGCGCTCAGTTAAGGAAGGACAACTGGCTCATGCTTCAGTTCGGCGTTGCCAAAGAACTGGGCATGAGTCTTTCTGAAGTCCGGTCCACGATGACTCCCGAAGAGTTACTCGGCTGGAGCGCTTACTTCCATGTGATAAACGAGGACCAGGAAAAGGCTATGGAGAAGGCCAAACGTCGCCGCTAAAGTAGGTAAACGAGTACGTCGATCCGGTTGTGGCTTACAGAGCTGACATTGAGATCGGCGTTAGGGGTGCTAAAGAGCTAAAGACCTTAACTGACAACATTAAACATGCTTCTAATGCAGTACAAGGTCTTAATGACTTTGTAGAAGCTTTATCAGGAACTGTTCCAAAAACTTTTAATAATATTGCTTCTGCTGTACAAGAAGCTAGTCGAGCATTCGATCAAAGCATATCTGACACTAAAGAAGCAACTTTAGCGGCCAATGCACTTGTAAAAGCTGAGGCAGCGTATAACCAAGAATTAAAAGAACGCAATAGGCTCTTAGAGACAGCTCGAGCTGCTCAAGGGCCGTCTATAAAAGGGCAAAGGTTAACAGAAACTCAACAGCAAAATAGAGAGTCTTTGCAGGCATTTTTTGCCGACGCGCAGCAGCAGGCTAAAAATATAAGTCTTAATGCTACAAATACAAGAACCGCCTGGTCAACTTTTTTCTCAGAGGCGGAACAGTTAGCTTTAGATCTACAAACATCTACATCAGCAAAGCAGGCTCAAATACAAAGAAACTGGTCCGTATTTTTTGGCGATGCTGCAGAGGTTGCTAGCGATTTGCAAAATGCTGCAAATGCTAGAAGCTCGCAGATAAAACTAAGCTGGACTAAATTTTTTGGGGACGCTGCAGAGGTAGCTAACGATTTACAAGCTGCTACAACAGCAAGGGCCGGAAGCGTAAAACAAAGCTGGACTCGCTTTTTTGCAGACGCTGCGGAAGTTGCAGGAGATTTGCAGACTGCGGCTGAAGCACGCTCAGCGCAACTAAACCGCAACTGGAACGTCTTTTTTACTGAAGCTGCTGATCTTGCAAAACAGCTTCAAGCCAATTCAGCTGCAAAGAGACTAAACGTAAAAGCAAGTTGGGCTAAGTTCTTCTCTGAAGCTGAACAGGTAGCAAAAGAGCTTAGTGCAACAGCAGCCACTAGAGAGGCAAAAACAAAACTTTCTTGGAACCGTTTCTTCCAGGATGCAGAAACAGTTGCGAGAGATTTGAGGCTTGCTGCTAATAGCGATAAAGCAAAAATTCAAAGTTCATGGAACAAATTTTTTGATGAAGCTGAAAAAATTGCAGATGACTTATCCAAATCGGCAAAAGCGTCCAAAAATAAACAAAAAGCACGTGCAAAAGACATTGCCGGCAGTGCTCTTATTGGGGGTGCTTTTCCGCTTTTGTTTGGGCAAGGCGTTGGAGCAGCGGCTGGTGGCGGCCTTGGCGGTGCGCTCGGCGGCGCTATGGGCGGCCAAATGGGCTTCGCGCTTTCTCTGGTTGGTACGCAAATCGGTACGTTTGTCGACCAAATTATTGCAGGTGCCGGCGAACTTGGACAAGCCCTAAACCCACTCACAGCCGATATTGAAGCTTTAGGCGAAGCAGCCGGTTTTGCCGGAACGGAAACCGCTGCAGCTTTGCAGACTATTGAAGAACTTGGAACGAAACAACAGGCACTTGAAGCCGCAACTGCGCTTTTAGCTGCAACTGTTGGTAATCAAGGTGTTCAAGCTCTTGAAGATTTTGGATCTGACACCGCAGACCTTGGCAACGAGTTTGCAAGAGCAATGTCTCTCATGCAAGCTGCAGCTGCTCGCTTCTTCAGAGGTGTCCCAGGCTTTGTAGCCAACATTCTTAAACAGGCTAACGATTTACAAGCTGGTTTAAATTTAGACAGCCCAGAAGCTAAAGCACTACAACAGAGAAGAAGTGAACTTCTTGGGGTAAAAGAAGGCGCACCTCAGTTTGGAGCAGGTACAGGTAGCGCAGCTGCTGCGTCTAGCCTAAGTAAAGAAGATTTCCAAGAATTTTTAGCGATCGAACAACAGCTAAGGGAGCTTGCACAAGGCAAAACAGCAGAAGCCGAAAACCAGGCCAAAGTTTTAGCCGATCAATTAACTACCACGGCTTTCTTAGCAAAATTTGGGGCAGAAAACACTAGGCTTGCTGCAGTCCAAAACAAGCTTGCCGGAACGAAAAAAGACTTTACGAATGCAGAGTACGTATTGTTGTTAAAACGACAAGCTGCTGAACAGTTAATGGCCGCTAACAAAAAAGCGGAAGTTGAAGCAGAAAATGACCTTACCGGTGCGATTAAAGCGAACGGGGGTTTGAAGCAAGTTAGAGCTAATAATCTAGAGAAATTTAACAATCGAATTGCAGAAATTGACCGTAAACAATCTGAAGCCATTGATCGCCGTAGCGATAAAGAAGATAAAGCTGCGCAGCGTGTGCTAGACGGCCAAAGAAAGATTTTGGAGGCGTCCCAGCGCAATCTTAAAATCCAGCAAAGCAGGTTCAAAGCCCTTGGAGCGGAAACTGCTTCTCAGCGTGCCTTGCTAGCTTTCGTTTCTCGAAAGGCTGAGATCGAGCGTAAAGCAAACGAAGAAGTTAAAAAAGCACAGGAAGCCGGTGGCCCGACTGCACAAGCTGCTGTTGACAACATTCGTCAGGCAGAAAGTGTTGCTCTGGCTGGCGAGCGCCTGCGTTTAGAAGAGGCTATCAGCAAAGTTATTGAAGGGGTAAACCGTCCTCTTGATCAAATCATCGAGAAAAATCAAGATCAGCTTGCTTTCAACGCGGAGTACCAGGAACTTCTAAGTTCCGGAGTCACACCTGAGTTGGCTAAGCAACTTGCCCAGATTGAAGTTATTTACGAAAAGAGCCTTGACAAACTAAAAGCTGAAATTGCAAGTCTCGAAGCACAAACACTTAAAACTAAATTGAGTGAAGAAGAAAAAACCCAATTGCAAGAGCAGCTGGACATTCTGCGTAAACAGCAAGAAATTCTTGAAGGCAAACGCGGTCAGGCAAAAGAGACCGCTACGAAAGTAGAAGAGTCAAAACCAGGAAAGATTCAAGCGTATATGGATCAATTGCAGAGAGACCTGAACGACACTGAAGGAATGATTGTGAGCCTTGCTCAAACAATCGAAGGGGAAATCGGATCAGCGATGTCCACAGCCATCACCAATGTCATTACCGGCACTGGAACGGTACAAGAAGCCATGAGCGCAATGTTTGCCAACATCGGCAAGGCGTTTATCGACATGGCAACCCAGATGATCGCTAAGGCTTTAGTCTTGAAAGCCCTCGGAGTTCTGTTCCCTGGCGGCGGCGGCGGTGGCGGCGGAAGCATGTTCCCCATGGATACTGGCGGCTGGACCGCACCAGAAGGGGCAACGCCTAAAACATTAGGTATGAATTTCTTTAAAAAAGCCAATGGAGGCCCGGTTGGGCCTAACGGAACTTACCTCGTCGGCGAACAAGGCCCCGAGTTGCTCAGCATGGGCAACCAGCCTGGCTATGTCCACCGCAACACCTCAGAAGTAATGGACCGCTACCGCAACGGCGGAAACCAAGGCGGCACCGCCGCAAACCTCAGCGTCAACTACAACGTCACCGACATCAACGGAATGCGCTTCGTTACTGAAGATCAGTTCCGTGCCGGCATGACTAAGGCAGCAAAAGACGGCGCAAAAATGGGCGAGGCTGGTACGTTCAAGACAATGAAAAACTCTCGTTCCAGTCGGGCTAGGGTCGGATTATGAGCACCGTCGTCGGCATCACAACCTTCCTTGTAATCAAGGACTCCAACAACACCGTCATCCACCGTTTTCAAAACAGCCAGACCGACACAACAGTTTCCAGAGCAGGAGTCCCCCACAAGTACCTGTCCTTCATCTACCAAGGTGCAGCCAAAAACCGCACTGGCGACAACATGGAAGCCCAGCTGGTGCTTTCAAACAACCCAATATCGATGGGTTACGCAAACCAGGCTGTCGTCAACAAATGGAATATTGAAGTCACGACCTGCAGCATGCAGCTGCCCCAGTTCACTGTTGCCCGCGTTTTGGCAACTGAAAAGTGGCTCGCCGCCTCTTTAGTGTATGACTTTGAAACTATTGAGATCACTTTAAGCAGCAGCATCGATGCCGTTGGGGCGTCAGTACCTCACCGCGTTTTGACGACTTCAAATGTCGGGTCGTTGCCAACAAGCGGACAAATTCAAAGCGCGTGAACCCCCAAGAGCTAATCGGTATGCAGTACCGACTAGGCAGCGACCCACAAAAGCATGGCACTGCAGACTGCCTATCGCTTGCCCGTACAGTCTTGGATTTTTACGGTATCCCATCGACACAACCGCGTAGAAGTTGGTATCGCCGATTAAAAAACAAAGATTATTCGGTCTTTAAGGAAGAAC